TCCAGTATAAACAACAGTCGTCTCTATCCCTGCAGGTATATCACCCGCTTTTGGATCAGAACCACCATTTAACTTAACGTTAACAGGACCATGCCCATTAACATTAATGGTGCACGCACCTGTATTATCATTTCCAGGAATAAATCTTACTCGACACCCTTCAATATAAGCTGATATTCCTTCATATCCATCTTTTGGCGATAAAATATAATCATCTGCTGTCCCACTATCGATGTAAAAATCACCAGATGATGAATAATCAGCAATTACTATTCTGTCAGTAGTTGATGGATTTTGCAGAATGAAATAAGTGCCATCATAAACTAATTCTGTTTGTGTAATAGCAGGAATGTCTCCAGCTTTTGGATCACCAAGAGAGGGCAGCTTAATACTCTTCACCCCAAGACCATTCACATTAACTGTAGAGGCTCCTGTATTTGCATGCGTCGGTGTAAATCTTACGCGACAACCAGTGAAATATTGAGTAATTGGCTCAAAATTAAGAGGTGATGTTAAATGCGTTAGAACATAAGCATTCGCTGCTCCAGTCTCATTATAGTAATCAGCGCCAGCCACATAATTAGATACACTCTTTCCTGAGCTAATAGATGGGTTGTCTAATATTAGGTTAGTACCATCGTATGTTAGCTCATAAAACTCAGTGTTAGATAAGTCTCCAGCAACCGGATCTGAACCGCTCTTTAATTTAATCAATTTCGGAGATAAGCCGTTTATAGAAGCACTGCACGCACCCGTATTATTATGCAAAGGTTTGAAACGAAATCTGGCGCCTGTGAAATATTGCGTAATACCAAAGAAATTTATGCCTGTAGTCGTGAAAGGAAGTAGAATATAACTATCTGCAATACCAGAATCTATATAATAATCCCCTGCTGATGCATAGTTAGCAGCTGATTTACTAGTTTGATTTAAATCATCAGCCGACGGTAACTGCCCAGTTGAGGAAATAAAATTAGTTTGTTCAAGGGGGGATTGATTATACTGAATAGCACTTAGAAAGGTTTCATAATCAATCATCGTTGGGAAAATTTCCATGATTAATCATTCCTCTCATCAGTCCATGAAATGAACAATAAATTTCCAGTTCCTGTGGTAGTTGCTGTATCTGCATAAATCTGACCTGATGAATTGGTCAATATTTTATATACAGTGGATTTCGCAGTTTGTGAGTAATCAACCGTTAACAACGTAATAACTTCAGAAAAGTGAGAATATCCTTCACCCCTATCTGGGCCGGGAGGAGTGGAACAGCTTGGGCTATATAAGTTTGCAGCGTTAACCTCGTCAGTGGTAGAAATTCCCGTAAAGTACCCATAAATATCAACCTTAACTTCCGCTTCTGGAACTCCAACTACAGAAACCAATTGAGGAGCACCAGTAGGAGTAAATGTAGTTAATGTTCTACTGATGTCTTTTATGAAGAATTCATCGCCACTTTGAAAGAATTCAATGATGTTAGAAGAGGAATCAGTACGAAGATATCCACGACGTCTATAATAAATATATCCTGATGTTACGAGTAAATTAGCTGCGCTAAAATCGGTATCAAAACCAGCATCTACGTTGCCATCTTCATCTTGAATTACAAAGCATGCATAAGTGGTATTTGGGGACAAAGTCAAATTGCTTGGCAATCCACCATTATTATTACCTGCTATCCAGGCTACCGAAATATCTTTAGTAATATCAGCTGCCAATGTAATGTTGGCAATATTGTCCTGATCACGAACCTTACCGGCTGAAAAATCTACTAAATTATCAGGACTTCCCGCATTACTATTGACATAGCATTTATATTGATAGCCCTGGTTCCAGGGGGTAGTCAAGGAAACCTGACCATTTAATAAAACCAAAGTAGTGCCGTTATCAGTTAATAACGCCACCTTACCCAACTGTAAATCACCAGGAGCAATATTAGCTCCATTAGGTAAGCGAATTTCTCTTAATCCCAATCCATTTATATTTGCTGTAGAAGCCCCTGTGTTTGTATGGGAGGCAATAAATCTGTAAAGCGCTCCAGTAAAATATCTGGTTACCCCACGCATATTCAAACCACCGCCGGAGACTGGATTTAAGATATAAACGTTTGCAGCACCACTATCTAAATAATAAGCACCAGCAGCAGCATAGTTCGCAGAAGCTTTGCCTAGCTGGTTTAAATCGCTAGAAGATGGAGTTATCCCCGCAGAAGAAATAAAATTGGTTTCTTCCAGAGGAATTTGATTAAAATAAGTTGCCGATAAAGATGTTTGATAATCTATCATCGTTGGAATTATTTGCATTTATTCACCTTTAAAATGACCATGGAAAAGCGACAGGGAATCCCCTTAATTGAGGAGGAGGTTTGTCGCCAGCAAAAACATAAATAATTCGAACATTGGCAGCCACGATCTTATTGAACATGCACTGAACAATGTTTAGAGAGGATGGAGCAAATTTCCACGGAAATGTCACGGGGAAAATATACTCCGAATCTACCTCGGAAAATTCTACATAAATTGTAAATCTATTGGTTTTCCCATCCCCCGTAAAATGATAGGGGAATTCCATGGGGAAAACTGATAATTCTATAGCTGAGTAAATTCTAATCGTGTAGCCGTACTCAGCGGCTAATGCTATAAGCTCTTCTCTCGTACTGATATTCATACGAGCTAATTTTGTAATAACGTCTCTTCTTCGCTCTTCTATTGTTCCTTGACCAGGGAAGCAACTATCAGGAATTCCAACACAGCTTTCCCACTCCTCAATATAATCCACGGTTTCATTGATATTATGATTATCCGCAATATCCTTAATATATTGCTCAGCTCTAATACCTTCGCCGGATAAACCATTCAGCAGTTTTCGCATTCTAGATTGTAAATGATTTTTTGCATCAAATGCAGACCCACCAGGCATGTACTGTGATAATGACGTCGCAAATTCATCTTGCGTAGACACTTCGAAATATGTTTGGTTGCTCATGGGAATAAAATACTCCCCAGTACAGCTATATATCCCGTATCAACCTCAATATCACCGGATGGTTCTGACAAGGTAAATGTTTCAACAAATTGCCCCGTCAATGTATCTATCGTCTGATAAATAACCGCTTCATATGCATAAGCAGGTATATCCACACCAGGAGCATTTCTAGTGGTGAAATAATCTCTTAAATTAGCCGTAATAGCTTCTTGCATAGAAGTGGTATTAGGGGAAAGCGTTGTAAACGTAAAATCAACTGGAAGAGGACTAAGTGGATCATTAACGAAAATATCGCCTGGATAGGTATTTGATGGCGCTATCTCTACTAATGCCTGCTTTACATTTTCTATATCTTGAGCAGAAGGCATAATAGATTCGTTATTATCCTCAACGAAATAAACAGTGACCTGACCAGGCTCAGGAGTAGTAGGTTCTACCCAAACCCTTGTTACACCCGGCACATCTTTAGCCGTCGCCTCAATATTTGCTGCATTAAATTGGGCCTCAGGATTATAGTAAGCCTCGATAACTCGCTGACGGAATGAAGGATATGACTCAACATCAGCACCACCAGAAACCTGAGAAAATTGAACATAAGCTGTATTATTTACACCTGGGATTTGTGAAAGAATACTTAAAGGAGCGCCTGCTTGAAGATTAGTATTTATTCCAAACGTTAGGGATTCCACTTTTGGGCTTGCAAAAACCGAGGTTATCTTAATATCACCCGTTGCAGGACTCACAGGAGTAGTATTAATTTGAAATTGAAAAGAGCTTACCCCAGTAACCTCTATAATGGTGGTGATATTATATTCGGGTTGATCTGCACCACTTATTGTCACTACCGAATTATTAGCAAGATTGTGTTCGCCATCCACGACAACCGCAACTGTATCTCCATCTCGTATCATCGATACAGCATTGTAATCAATTTCCTCGATAACCGTTTCTTGTAGAGTCTGATACTGGATATTCTGTGATGATTGGAAAAGGGTATTCAATGGAATAACGACACCTTCAGTTCCTGAAACGGTTATAAATCCAGCGGCCTGAGATGCAGGCAATGGCTTTATATTCTTATAAGAGGCCCATCTAGTTTCGAGAAAGTCTTGAGACGCGGTGTCCATGAAAAGCTCTTTTTCAAGCTGCTTTCCTTGCAAATAAAAATCTGAAACTCGCCCCGCATAACTAACAACCAATGCATTTAAAAATGACGCACGTAAATAGGGATTGGAACCCGGTAGATTGTTATACACATCACTTTGGGTGCGTGCAATAATGGCTTGTAGAGATGTATCAAATAAAATTGGCATTTATAAACCCAGTACTGTTATCGTGTTTTCCCATAAATTGTACGAAATGTTGATCACCTGATTATCAAATCTCAAGAGCTGAACATCCAGAATAATTCCAAAATCTGTTTGAACACCCGTAACATTAACACGTTTCAAATGCTTATCATCTATGTACCACTGAAACGCCGTTTGTAGATAATTAATGGCTCGAGTTAATGTTAAAGGAGTGTTGCGTGCTTGAGATAAAATCCATAATTTACTACCAATTTCATACCCCGTAACAAATGCAAATAGATTGCCCCACCAGCCTCGCCGCTGCTGAGGGGGAGATACTTCAGTGCTGTCCGCACGTCTTTCACAGAAAGTTGATATTAACAATGAAGTATAAAACCCATACTCGGGAGATAAATCACCCTTCAAGGGCTGTGTATCTAATACATTAATATCCTCATCATTAACGATGGATATATCGTATAACCCAATCTCTGGATTAAACGACAAAGCAATATCAGTTGGATTAACACTCATAATGATTTCACCCTCGTAGAACCTGTTGTAATAACGCCATCAACCACGCTATCACCAATTCTTGCCACCCCTTGACCACCCTCTCCACCTAAATTCACATCCCCATTAATAGTGGTTGTAGTTGCTGTTACGTTCACATTCCCCTGCACCGATAGATTCACATTCCCCGTAACCGTCACATTTAAATCAGAGGTCGAAATGATTTCGATGTTCCCTTCATCATCAAACTTGATATAGCTCTGCGTAACCTGATTACCAACAGCAACTTCACCTGGTGACAATTCGGAGAATCGATTTTGCGGAGAATATATAATCCCTACCCGATTCTCTTCTTGTCCATTGACGTTGAACATAACTACCTTTGAACCAACCGGCGCACTTGCGCAGAACCCATAGGGGTAAATCGCTTCAATAGTGGCTGCATTCCCAAAGTATTTAACCTGAGCAACCGGACGCTCACCTGAGTCAGGAACGTTTATAGTCACCACCCCTCTTTTTATTAAATTTCGAATGAACCTAATCATGTGTCTATCCCCGGCAGACGTATTATTGCGTCACCTTCTTGATTGGTTTGTGATTCGGTATCGCGTTGCTCTTGCTCTGATTGAAGCTTGTATGAGTTTCTGTCCACAAATTCTATGGTTGTCGTTGGGCCGTTTAAGGTCTCGGTGTACGTTACACGTGAAGTTAATAACTGCGCATTAATATCAGCAAATTCATCAATAACAGTAACCAACAAATTAGGTGTCCAAACTATGTTATCTAGGAGTGCCGTATGACCTTGAACAGTAGCAAAATATCGAAAAGATTGAGTTTTATTCCAATCTCTTTGCCATCTAGCCCTTAATTGACATTCATCGGAATTTGATGAGGATTCAGCAATAAAATTGTATTGTCGAGTATTTCTTACAGCACTATCGTATGATGGACTTCCAGAGAACCCCTCAGAATCTGGTAGCTCTTCTGCGCCAGGGAAGCCTAAAACACTGTCGTTTCCTTGCGAATGACAAACATATTTATTATATCTTTGTTGCCAATTATAACTTACACTTGCTTGTAAAATATTGCATCCATTTAATACCCGATTAAAAAGAATCGTTTTAATAGTATTATTGCTTGATTGGGTTAATAATAAATTCCCCGCCCCATCAGTTGTTGCCAATATCTGTCTTTTGCGACAATACTGCTCAATAACATCAAAACCACTTTGCCCAACCTCTGCATTAACCACTTCAGCTTGAGTAAATGGAGCAACATTAACTGTATTGATGACCCGAACATCAGTTAACCCAATAGT